AAATGTATCGGGTTCAATTACAGGTAACCATTCAGGTAATGTTACAGGTAATGTATCAGGAAACCTTACAGGTAATGTATCTGGAAATGTAACTGGAAACGTAACAGGTACTGTTTCAGGTAACGTGACTGGAAACGTTTCAGGTAACCTAACAGGAAATGTATCAGGTAATGTTACAGGCGGTGTATCTGGAAATGTTACAGGTAATGTATCAGGCAACCTTACAGGAAACGTATCAGGTAACCTTACAGGTAATGTTACCGGAATTGCAACTACTGCTAGTGGTGTTACACAGCTCCTTGCCACAACTTCTTCTGAGAACTTTGTTACCTTTAGCCCTTTCGGAACAAGCTTAGTTGGTGCAGGAGTATCAGTAGCAACTTCATTCAAATTTGTTCCTAGCTCTGGAGTTGTAATAGCTACCGGATTCTCTGGAAATGTCACTGGGACTGTTTCAGGTAATGTCACCGGTAATGTATCGGGTTCAATTACAGGTAACCATTCAGGTAACGTAACTGGTAACGTATCAGGCAATGTTACTGGTGGTGTTTCAGGTAATGTAACTGGAAACGTAACAGGTACTGTTTCAGGTAACGTAACTGGTAATGTATCAGGTAACATAACAGGTGGTGTTTCTGGAAATGTTACTGGAAATGTAACGGGTACAGTTTCAGGTAACGTAACAGGGAATGTATCAGGTAACCTTACAGGAAATGTATCAGGTAACCTTACAGGAAACGTTTCTGGAAATGTTACAGGTAATGTTTCTGGAATTGCCACTACTGCCAGTGGTGTTACACAACTTCTTTCATTAACTTCTGCAGAGAACTTTGTTACCTTTAGTCCTTATGGAACTAGTTTAGTAGGATCAGGAGTATCTGTAGCAACAGCATTCAAATTTGTCCCAAGTTCTGGAGTGGTAATAGCCACTGGATTCTCTGGAAATGTTACTGGAACTGTATCTGGTAATGTAACAGGCAATGTATCGGGTTCAATTACAGGTAACCATTCAGGTAATGTTACAGGTAATGTATCAGGTAACCTTACTGGTGGTGTTTCAGGTAATGTAACAGGCAACGTAACAGGAACTGTATCCGGTAACGTAACAGGTAATGTTTCAGGCAACCTTACAGGTAATGTTTCAGGCAATGTAACAGGAAATGTTTCTGGCAATCTTACTGGTAACGTTACTGGATTTGCCACTACCTCACAACATGTTAACGTTGTAGCAGCAGATACTGCAACAGGTAACCATTTCCTCCCATTTGTCAGAGCTCAAGCTGGTTCAGGTCTTGCGTTATCAACAGACAACACTTTGTATTATGACCCTACAGGCAATATCTTATATTCAACAAACTTTAATGGAGCATTCACTGGTACAATTTCAGGTATAGCAACCACAGCAGCTAACATGGTTGTAAATAATGCTGCAGAAAGTACTACCCATTACATCTTGATGTCTCCTACCCCTACAGGTGCTGGAGTTGCAGTTTCTTCTGATGCCACATTTACTATCAATCCTAGTACAAATGCTTTGTCAATGGGTACTGGTAATATAACTGTAAACTCTGTTACCGTAGGAAGCGCTGCGAGAACAGTTTCAACATCTACTGGCAACCTTATATTAGATTCAAGTGGTGGTCAAGTTGATATTGCTGATAACGTAGTTATTACAGGAAACTTAACTGTTCAAGGAACAACACTTACAGTTGACTCAACTGTTTCTACAATTGTTGATCCTGTTATTGTGGTTGGATCAGGCGTTGGAGGGACACACTCTACAGCTGATAATAACCAAGATAGAGGTATTGAATTTAGATGGTCCAATGCTGGTACTGCTACTACTGGATTCTTTGGATTCTCTGACACTGATGGTAGATTCAAATTTATCCCAAATGCAACAACTGTAGCTGGTTCTAACGTTTATACTGGAACAGTTGGGACAATAAATTCTAGTATATCAGGTAACGTCACAGGAACTGTATCCGGTAATGTTACTGGAAATGTTTCAGGAAGCGTAACTGGTAACGTATCAGGAAACCTTACAGGTAACGTTTCTGGAAATGTCACTGGTGGTGTTTCAGGTAATGTTACTGGAAATGTTACAGGCACCGTTTCTGGCAATGTAACTGGCAACGTATCAGGAAACCTTACAGGAAACGTATCAGGTAATGTTACGGGCGGTGTATCTGGAAATGTAACTGGAAACATAACAGGAACTGTTTCAGGTAACGTAACTGGTAATGTATCAGGTAACCTAACAGGTGGTGTATCAGGAAATGTTACTGGTAATATCACAGGAACTGTATCAGGCAACGTAACTGGTAACGTATCAGGTAATCTAACTGGTAACGTATCAGGTAACCTTACAGGTAACGTTTCTGGAAATGTAACAGGTAATGTTACTGGAATTGCAACTACTGCTAGTGGTGTTACACAGCTCCTTGCTACAACTGCTTCTGAGAACTTTGTTACCTTTAGCCCTTTTGGAACTAGTTTAGTAGGAGCTGGAGTATCTGTTGCAACAGCGTTCAAATTTGTTCCTAGTTCTGGAGTTGTAATAGCTACTGGATTCTCTGGTAATGTGACTGGAACTGTTTCAGGAAACGTAACTGGTAATGTATCGGGTTCAATTACAGGTAACCATTCAGGTAATGTGACAGGTAATGTTTCAGGAAATGTCACAGGTGGTGTATCAGGTAATGTGACTGGAAACGTGACTGGAACTGTTTCAGGAAATGTAACTGGAAATGTTTCAGGAAACCTTACAGGTGGTGTATCAGGTAACGTAACTGGAAATGTAACAGGAACTGTTTCAGGAAATGTAACAGGTAACGTTTCAGGAAACCTTACAGGTGGTGTATCAGGTAACCTTACAGGAAATGTTTCTGGAAATGTAACTGGAAACGTAACAGGAATTGCTACCACTGCTAGTGGCGTTACACAAATTCTTGCTACTACTTCCTCTGAAAACTTTGTTACCTTTAGTCCTTTTGGAACTAGCTTAGTAGGAGCAGGAGTATCTGTTGCAACAGCGTTCAAATTTGTTCCTAGCTCTGGAGTTGTAATAGCAACTGGATTCTCAGGCAACGTCACAGGTACTGTATCCGGTAACGTAACTGGAAATGTATCGGGCTCCATTACAGGTAACCATTCAGGTAACGTAACTGGAAACGTATCAGGTAACCTAACTGGTGGTGTTTCTGGTAACGTTACTGGTAATGTAACAGGAACTGTATCAGGTAACGTAACAGGTAATGTATCTGGAAACCTTACAGGTGGTGTATCAGGAAATGTAACAGGTAATGTAACAGGAACTGTTTCAGGTAACGTAACTGGAAACGTATCTGGAAACCTTACTGGTGGTGTTTCTGGCAATGTAACAGGTAATGTAACAGGAACTGTTTCTGGCAACGTAACTGGAAACGTATCAGGAAACCTCACTGGTAACCATTCAGGTAACGTAACTGGTAACGTATCAGGTAACCTTACTGGAAACGTTAGTGGTACAGCTACAACAGCTCAAAACTTGAATGTTGGTTCAACTCTCGCAACTACTAACTATATATTGTTATCTTCATTAGCAACTGGTGCTGGTGTTGCAGTTTCTACAGATACAAACTTAGCTTATAATGCTTCAACAGATACATTAACTCTCAACAATATTGTTGGTAGTGGAGCTGGTTTGACTCTTACAGCAACTTCTGCAATTACAAATAGTTCATATTTAACAATTCAGACTGTTTCTGGAGATGACAACTCTACAAGTGACTTCTTTATAAGGGGTATCAATTCAACAGCAACTTCAAAATTCTCTGTTGATGCAAATGGAAACTTAAGAGCTACAACTAAGAGCTTTGATATTCCACACCCTACAAAAGAAGGCAAGAGACTTGTATACGGTGTTCTTGAAGGACCTGAACATGGTGTATATCATAGAGGAACAGTTGAAGGTAAGGGAAATATCATAGTAGAACTTCCTGAATACTGGACAAAACTTGTAAATCAAGAATATTCAATTCATCTTACATCATGGGGTAACTATGGAGTTCAAATCTTAGAAAAAGCTCCTAGTTCCTTTATAATATCAGCAACTGGTAATCCATTTACTAAGAAATTTAAATCAATCAAGGTTGACTATATAGTTCACGGTTCAAGAAAAGATGCACATTTAGATATTGAACAAGATTAGTATCAATGTGCATGAGATATCAGAAGGCAAGCATTAGTTTGCCTTCTGAATATTATTATTAATAAGTGGAAAAATTATGCACAAGTTCAGAATTTTAAAAGCATCAAACTTAAATATAAAATGGCTTGAAATTGAAGAAGGCAACATAAATATTGAATCAGGGATTAGATTTATTTATTCTTTGTTTGATTATGATTTAAATGTTTTAGAAAGAAAAACGTTTCATATTAATGGCTCAGACTTTTCAGACATTGGATTGAGTGGTAAAGATACCAGAATAGCAATAATTGAATTATTACTCACTACATTAGATGCCATTATGGTCAAGGAATAATAGTAAATGCCTACTGATGTCATCATAGACCCTAGTACAGGTCAGATATATTGGAACGATAGTGCTGTATCAGCACAGTCGATTTCTATTAAGGGTGATGCTCAGAACACAATTTCCATAGTAGGTTATTCTGGTTCTTTTTCTCCTGGTTCTGCTCCAGGTGGAGCAACAACATTAGCAACATTTACCGATAATAGTGGTACTGATGCCCTCATACCTGGTACTAATGGATATGATCTAGGAAAAGATACAGCGAGATGGAGATTGTTTGCCACTTCAGGTGCTTTTTCTGGTGAAGTCAATATTGCTTCTACTACACAATCAACGTCATTATTATCTGGCGCAATTAAAATTCAGGGTGGTTTGGCAGTAAGCTCTAATGCTTCTATAGGTCAAACATTATTCTTTTACAACCCATCAAATGCACTTTTTACTGCATTTAGAGCAGGAGCAGCAGCTGCTTCAACCACTTATACCTTACCAACAAACTCTCCACAGTCTTCTGTAGGAACATCAGTATTGTCATCAACAATTGCTGGTGTGATGAGTTGGGTGCCATTAGGATCAAGTAGTGCAGAGGTATATACAGGAGCTCTTTATGATGTAGCATATTTTGCTACAGCAGGTGCCACAGTTCAAGGCTCGTCCACATTAATTAACAACACTGCATCAGGGCAAGTAAAAATCTCCCATACCACTGCATCATTTGGTACATCTTCAGGAGCACTTCAAGTTGCTGGTGGTGTGGGTATTAGTGGCAGGCTTTCATTTAATCAAGCATCATTTGGCACTACTGGTATCACCACAGTTCCGACGATGGCTATGATTGGTCAAACTGGTGACCCAATTTTTCTATCAGTTTTGGAAGACAATTCTATAGTATTTGAAGGTTCACAAGGACAATTATTTTCAATCAACCCCAATTTATCTACTGGCTATATTTGGGCAGTTAATGATATTTCTGGTATTCCTTTATTAAGAGCTAATGCTTCAGGAAATGTTTTTATAAATGAATTTGGTGGACTTGTAGGTTTAGGACATACAAATCCAGCTTATAAATTTCATGTAAGGGGTTCATCAGCTTTTGCAACTACAAATGGTGCAAGTGCTATCAGTTTCTTATTTGATAATATAAGTGCTCCGGGAAGTAATACTTTTCAAATTAAATCTGCTAACTCTATACAGCTTTATAATTCTGCAGATACTTTCTACACAGCACTAAAATCAAATGCTTCAACTAACGTAACATATACTCTTCCAGCAACAGATGGTTCAAATGGTCAAGCTTTAACAACCAACGGATCTGCAACCTTATCATGGACGACGATTTCAGGTGGATCAGGGGGAGGAGGAACGGGCGTACAACCAGGTGGAGAATTTGAGATTGCCTATTATGCTTCAACGGGTTCATCTGTAGTAGGGTCTTCAACTTTCAAAAATGATACGACAGCTGCAAAAGTATCTGTAACTCATACAACTACATCGATATCTTCGTCTACGGGAGCTTTAGTTGTTTCAGGTGGAGTTGGTATTGGTGGAAGTTTATGGGTATCTGGCATTGGTGCTAGTATCAGTGGTGTTAGGCTTTCACACAGTATCGCATATGGATCATTCGTAGGTAATGTTACTGGAAATGTATCTGGAACTGTAACAGGCAATGTTCAAGGCAATGTTACTGGCAATGTTTCTGGTACAGTTACTGGAAACGTTCAAGGCAATGTGACAGGTAACGTATCAGGGACAGTCACTGGAAATGTTCAAGGTAACGTCACTGGTAATGTTTCTGGAAATTTGACCGGAAATGTAACAGGCTTAGCTACCACTAGTAATAACATTCAAGTTGCAATTGGCGCAGAAAACTTAAGTCATACTTTACTATTTACAAGACCAACAAGTACAGTTTCAGGCTCAGGTGGCATAGCAGTTTCAAATGACCTAACACTGTTCTTTAATCCAAGCACTGAAATTTTATCAGTTTCTGGATTAGCTGTTACTTCCGCATTAAATTCAATTTCTTCTACAACTGGAGCCCTTAATGTTGTGGGTGGTGTTGGAGTTGGGCAATCTGTTTCAATACGTGGAAGTTTACAAATGTTTAGTGCATCAAATTACACTGCATTTGTAAGCGGAGCAACAGCAAACACAACTTACACTCTTCCAGTAAACACTCCTCAGTCTTCTGCTGGAACTTCAGTTTTATCTTCTACAATTGCTGGTGTAATGAGCTGGGTGCCTCTCGCATCTTCATCAGGATCTGGTCTAGCAACTACTGCTAATAATATTTATGTAAATATACTAGGTAATCCAAACGTTTTTCATCCATTATTGGTAACTCCGGCTCAGTTGTCAGCGGGTTCTGCAGTTTCAGCAAATGGAACTTTACTTTATAACCCATCTACTGATTATCTTCACACACCTGGCTTAGCAGTTACATCTGGTCTTGATTCAAGTAGTACAACTACAGGAGCTCTTCAAGTAAGAGGTGGAATCGGAGTAACAGGCACAGGATATTTTGATGTTGTAAGAACAAGAGCAATAGTCACAACAGGTGATGTGACAATTGCTGGAAATTTAGCAGTAAATGGTTCTACAATTGACTTTGGTAATGCAACTACAGATTCTATTTCATTTATAGGAAGAGTAGACACCGACGTAGATCCAATAGCTACTAATACTTATGATTTAGGTGAAAGCAGCTTAGTATGGAAAAATGTTTCTATTGGAAGCTCAGTAATTTTCTATAATACGAGTAATGCAAATACCTTAGGATTCAGAGCTGGAGCTTCTGGAGCAAGTCTTATTTATGTTTTACCAATAGATACTCCTAATGCAGGGCAAGTATTAGCTGCCTCAGCTGCTTCCGGCGGTGTAGTTACATTATCTTGGGAAGATGATCAAACTGGCGCTCCTGCAGGTGGAATTACTACTCTTAATACTCTTACTGCTGCATCTCAATCTTTTCAAACTGGTACAACTGGCACTGATTTTGCAATTTCTTCTGCAACATCAACCCATACATTTAATTTACCAGATGCCAGTGCTACTGCAAGAGGTGTTATTACAACAGGCGCTCAAACAATAGCTGGTTCAAAAACATTTAGTTCAGCAATTTTAGGTAATGTTTCAGGCAATGTTACAGGAGGCGTTTCTGGAAATGTAACTGGTAATGTCACAGGTAATGTTTCAGGCAATGTTACTGGCGGAGTATCAGGTAACGTTACTGGAAACTTAACAGGAAACGTTTCAGGTAATGTTACAGGTGGAGTATCAGGAAATGTAACTGGAAACATGACTGGTAATGTTTCTGGAAATGTTACAGGTGGTGTGTCAGGAAATCTTACTGGAAATGTAGTTGGTATTGCAATAACTGCTGGAAGCACTCACGTTAGTATTGCTTCTGCAGCAACTGCTCACGCTATTACAGTAGTTCCAACAACTTCCGCTCAAGTAACTGTTGGAATTGGTCAATCTATTGTTAGTGGTGTCACTGTCTTAGCTAGTACAGGTGTTATAACTGCTGGAGGTTTCTCAGGTAATGTAACAGGAACCGTATCGGGAAATGTTACAGGCAATCTTTCAGGTTCTGTTACAGGTAATGTCCAAGGTAATATTACAGGTAACGTATCAGGTACAGTAACTGGAAACGTACAAGGCAACGTCACTGGTAATGTTTCTGGAACGGTAACTGGAAATGTTCAAGGTAACGTCACAGGTAATGTTTCTGGTAACCTTACTGGTAATGTAACTGGATTAGCCACTACTAGTAATAACATTCAAGTTGCAATTGGATCTGAAAACTTAAGTCACACATTATTATTTACAAGACCATCAAGCACTGTTTCTGGTTCAGGTGGAATTGCAGTATCTCAAGATTTAACTTTATTCTTTAACCCATCTTCAGAAATTTTATCTACTTCAGGGTTGGCTGTTACTTCAACCACTAATTCTATTTCTTCTACATCAGGTGCTTTAATTGTCACAGGTGGAGCAAGTGTTGGCCAATCTCTTTCAATTGGTGGTCGTTTACAGCTATTCAATTCTTCATTAAGCACTGCATTTGTAAGTGCTCAAGCTGGTGTCAACACTACATATACCCTGCCTACAACATCTCCAGCAGCAACAGGAACTTCAGTATTATCATCTACAATGGCTGGAGTTATGTCTTGGGTCCCTTTAACTTCAACTGTTGGGGGAAGTGGTACGCCTGGTGGAAGTAATAAACAAATTCAATATAATAACGCTTCTTCATTTGGGGGAGCTGCTGGATTTGAATATACAACAGGTGGTATAGCAATTACTGTTGGATTCTTTGCTCCATCTGGTCTTGGTTACACTTCAGGTCTTTGGGTCAACGCAATAAATGGCTCAACAACAAGAATTGGTATTGGTCTTTCCAATCCACAATTTGAATTAGAAATCTTAGGTGAACTTTCTGCTACAAACAAAAGCTTCGTAATCAACCACCCAACAAAGTCTGGATTAAAACTAAGATATGGTAGTTTAGAAGGCCCAGAAAACGGTGTGTATGTTCGTGGAGAATTAAAAGGAACTAATATAATTGAAGTTCCTGATCACTGGGTTGGACTTGTGCATGAAGATTCTTACACTGTTCACCTTACTCCTATTGGTAAATACGCTCAGCTTTATGTTGAAAAAATTGAAAATTACAATGTTTTTGTAGCTGAGAATAATAACTCCTATATACATTGTTATTATAGTGTTTGGGCTGAAAGAAAAGATATACCTAAACTAGTCACAGAATATGAGGCACAGTAAATGGGAACTCAAACTGGTCCTGGTGTATTTTGGTGGGACACTTTTGATACATTATTTGATCCTTCTAGTTTAATAAGTTATCCAGGCTCAGGTCTAATTTTATATAATCCTTTAAAGTATAAAGGTTTTTCAGATTGGACAATGACTGATGCTACAAATTTAGTTGCTGGTTCAGGAATTTCTAAATATGTAAAACAAATTACTAAACAACAATTTTCTCAAAGAATAGAGCAAACTGGAAATGAAGGTAGTGATAAATATACATTTATTATGATATACAGACAGCCTTCTGCAGCAGCTTATAGCACAATTATTCAATGGAATTCTAATAATTTAACTTTTTATGGCTTAACTAATGGTGAAATACAAATGAGACACCATAGTGTTGATTTTGCAACAAGCGGTTTAGCTATGACAGACGATAGATGGAGACATTATGCTTTTACTCGTTCTGGTACAGCTGCAACAATGTATGTCAATGGTAGTTTGTTTACTACTTTTACAGGTTTATCTGGGAATAATTCAAATGCAACGGACACTAAAGTTTTTGATTATGAAGGTTGCGATGGAGCCATGGGACAACTTTGGTTCAATATGGGGCAAGCAATAACAGCAGCTCAAGTAAGAGAACATTATCGTGCTTTTAGAGGAAGGTTTGATATTCAATAATGGCACTTGGACACGCACCATCAATAGTCATGAATGGTTTAGTAGCTTATATGGATGTAGCAAATACAAGATGCTACCCTGGTTCTGGTTCAAATATAACTGACTTAATAAATTTTACTGCAAGCACAGGCGCAAGTGCAATACAAATTTCAGCTATTGGTGCAACATTTGGTACTAATAAAAATACAAGTGTTGGTACAGATGCAACAGTGTCAAACACTAGTTACAGCAAATGTTGTTGGTTTAACTTAGATGATGTAACAACTTTTCAGCCATTAATTTGTGGAACTAATTCGATGAGACATTGTATGTGGATGAATAAAACAGCTAATTTAACTGCAAGTCATTCAAATACTTCTGCATTTTCTTCTCCAACTTTTACAAGTATAGCTGGGACAACAACATTATCAACCGGAATTTGGTATTTTGGTGCAGTTACTTATTCTAGCACTACTGGTTTTAATATTTATTTGAACAATAGAAGAGATCAAACATCTGCAACTACTCAAACATTTGGTCAATCAAGTACTACAAATTATTTTGGATTTTTTGGAGATTTTTTTACTTCTCCAGCATTACCAAATTTAAATGGCATTATGGGTCCTTCAATGTATTACAATAGAGTCTTATCAGCTGCAGAAATAATACAAATATACAATGCTACAAAGAAGAGGTATGGATTCTGATGGGAATTGCATATAATACCTCAATAGTTCCTGATAATTTAGTTTTGCTATTTGACGCTGCTAATATGAGATCATATGCGGGAAGTGGTAATACATGGGTTGATTTGGCCAGATCAAACACAACTGCTAGCTTAGTTGGAATTACTCTAGTAGGTTCTGGTGTAACGTCAGCTTTAAATTTCAATGGATCATATACTGCTCCTTTAGCAAATGTAGGAAGCTTGCAATACAGTACTGGGCCAAGAACAATTTTAGCTTGGGTGTACCCTACAGCAATAGCTGGATGGAATCAGATATTTGGATTTGGAACAGCTACAAGTAATCATGCAAGCGGTTTAGCAATTGCTGATAACGGAAAATGGGCAACTTATCAGCATAACGTAGCAGGATATTCAGCAAATACTAGCGCTGCAACCAATATTTGGGCACATTTGGCTGTCACACAATCTACTTCTGGTTGGAAATTATATTTAAATGGCGCTTTAGATAATAGTGGTGGCAATCAGATAACAGTTTCTCAAGGAGCTGCTTATATCGGTGGTAGTTTTCAAGATACTGAAAAATTTGTTGGAAGAATTGCTCAGGTGCTTTTTTATAACAAAGAACTTACGGCTGCAGAAATTAAACAAAATTATCACGCTACTAAAAAAAGGTATGGCTACTAATGGGACACTATTTCAATCCAAATATACCAAAAGATAGTTTACATTGGATTGTTGATGCCTTAAATATTAGATCTTATCCAGGGTCAGGAACATTGTGGAAGAATGCAGTTTTTCCAAATGTAAATGATCTGACCAATACAAACACGCCAACATTTAGTTCAGCAGGCGGAAGTACTAATTTTACATATAACGGATCTACACAATATTCCGTTAATTCATCACTAATAAACCCAGTAAACATTCAAGGCCCACTTACAGTTAATGTAATTTTTTCTCCAAGTACTCTTACAGGCGCACAAAATGTTTTTGCTATTGTCAACAATGGAGCTAGCCAAAGTCTTCAAATTGGATTTGATGGAACGACAGGAGCAATTTGGAAATTTGGCGGTACTGCATTACTTAATTACACTTATGCAGGAGTTGGAACAGTGTGGCATATTACCTATTCATGTGACGGTTCAAATAATTCTAAAGTTTACATAAATGGTCAATTGCATGCTTCTGGGACAGTTGCAACAAACACTGGAACCCCAACAACATACACAGTAGGTTCATACCATACAGGATCTGGTCAATTTTTAAACGGTAAAGTTTATTATGTTTCAATACATAAGCAAGTTCATACAGATAATGAAGTGGCAGATACTTGGCATGCCCTCAAAAGAAGATTTGGATATGCTGGAATAGGTACTAATCCTACAGGCGGCCCTACGATTGGCGATCTTGTTGGAGGGCCTGAATAATGGAGAAATATTATGGGTAGCGGAATAGGGCCTATTGGACAAGCAATTGATAGTGTGCTTATAAGAATTGATGCATTAAATTCAAGGTCATTTTCTGGTGTTGGAAATACAATTAAATCATTAATTGGTGGAGATGTATTAAATCAAACTTCAGTAACTATAAATTCTTTTGGTGGTGAAACTGCTTTTGTGTTTGGACAATCTGGAGCATTTGTAACATCATCAAAAAATACTGGAGTTTCTGGTGCATCAAGTAGAACAATGGCCGCTTGGGTCAAATTTGGAAAAAAAGCTTCTCAAGGTGTTATGAGTACAGGAGCAAATGGTGCTGGTATTGG